GGCCAACCAGACAGGGAGACCAACTACTGCATGTTCGCGGATTTGGCCCAGGGCCGTGGCTCATCGAACAGCGCGGTGGCCGTCATGGACCGGGAATCTGGCGAAATTGTTGCCGAATACGTCGATCCATTTACCTCGCCATTTGACTTGGCCGAAGAGATTTGCCTAGCAGGCCGAACCGTATGGCGTGGTCAGAACGGGGAGGCGTTCTTTGGCTGGGAAGTCAACGGTCCAGGGGAAGCCTTTTACCAGGATGTTCAACGTCAGAACTACTCCTACGTCTACTACCGCAGGCAGTTGGGAAAGCGTACCGACAGGCAGTCGAAGGACTTCGGATGGCGTTCCGACAGGAGATCGAAGCGAATACTCCTGTCCGGTCTGTCCCGAGAAATTAACGCTGGAGACATCATCATTCCGAGCCGAGAAGGTCTGGGGGAGATGCTGGACTACGTTTTCTTTGCTGATGGCAGCATCGGGCCCGGTCTGCTTCAGGATGAGACCACCGGCGCTCGGGAGTCTCACGGCGACCGGGTCATCGCCTACGCGGGGGCTGTGTTTATGCGGAACGAGGCACCAGAATTTGACGGCAGTCAGCCAGCCTACAAACGAAACACTATGGGCGACCTTCTGAACCACGCGGAGGTGATGAATGACTGAGCTACAGCAAGAGCTACAAAGACTCGCCAGCGAAATGGCGATACTGATGGAAATTCACCGTGGCGAGGGTTGGCTTGGAACCGTAAAAACCGGACCAACGGAGTGGTCAGTTACAATTGCAGACAACCCGACAACGACCGTGGAACTAATCGAGGCTTTGTTTGAAGAGATCGGACTTTGAAAGACACACAGTCATGTTGGATCGACTCATTGCCGAGGTGCAGTCATGGAGCCGTAGGGTGCTGGAAGTGCCCTGTGATGGCAATCAGGACTGGCCCGTGTGCCCATTTGCATCCAAAGCCTGGGCCAGCGGCAGCGCAAACGTCGCCGTCATCGACGACTGGTCAGATGTGCCCCTGGAAATTTCTACATTCCTGCAAAGCAAGTACGCCGTCACTGTGTTGGTCAAACTTGAGCCGGACGAGTGGGATATGGAGGACTTTGTCGAGAATGTTCGGGCGGCTAATCGGAAATGGTCCGAGCAAAACGTGTACATACTTGGACTGCATCCATGGGATGAAAATACCTTTATCTCGTCGGTCACTGAAGAGAATGAGGAACTGGATTTGCATGACGAGTATGTGTTCTTGTTCTTGTTCCGACTCGACGAGTTGGGCACCGCCAGTAGAGCAATCGAAGAACAGGGGTATTACGACAAGTGGAAGCCTGAAATCTACTACAACGTACTCGCACGGAGAAAGCTAAAAAACGATTAGGAGGCAATCGTGCTTACAAAGTTCGACGAGATTATTGAGGAAATAGGCAACTGGATAAACAACTACCTCGACATACCAAACGAATACTACGGCGGACACCGACCGTGCCCATTTGCCCGACCGGCGTGGGAAAAGCAACAGGTAAAGGTAGTGTTCGGTATGAAAGACGAGGTGGAGCGTCAGGTAGATCAGTGGAACGACTCGCACCGACTAGTCATTGTTGTATATGACGCCGACGAATGGAATGCAGAGAGCTATACAGAAGAACGAAACAAACAGGTAGTAAGGAAAGATTTATATCTGATGTCGTTCGACCCAGACGAAGATGGGCCAGACGACGAAGCGTTGGACCCACAAGCGTGGGGAGAAATTACGGATGAGGTGTATGGAATGGTGTTTATCCAACGGTTGGATGACCTGCAAAAATACGCCGAAATACTGAAGTCTCAGGGGTACTACGACGACCTGTCGCCCGACTTCAACAACTATGTAGCACGAAGGGAACTGGCTAATGGCTGGACGCAAGAAGACAAACGGTAAGAAGAAAGCGATGATGAAGAAGACTGGCATGCGCAAGACCAAGAAGAAGATGGGAATGCGCCGAGGAATGGGGCGCTGATATGCCAACCCCAGCCCCCGTTGTCAACATGATGATGCCTTACCTTCAGGGTATGCAGTCTGGCATGAACCGTCCCACTGGGGGCGGCATGCCGGACGGGGCAGGAATGTCCCAAATGCTTAACAACATGCAGATCACGCCCCAGCAGTTGCTGATGCTGGCGCGGATGCAACAAGAAGGGACCGAGGAACCTGAAGAGACCGAGGAAACCCCTGCCCAAATGTATCGCAACCAGATGCTGCAATTCATGCAGGGAATGGGGGAACTGCCGCAGCCGGAACCGTTTGATATTGAAAACATGATGAGACGATAGTCAAATGCTTAACACTTCACCCGAAAATCTGTATCAAGAGATTGCAGCGGCGGAGCATCTTCGTGATGCCCACATGGAGTCGTATGACGATCTCCTAAGCCAGTTTGTCGGGTCCGCGTACCGCGACATGAGCGACGAGGGCATGGACGCACCCGAAAACCATGTCTACGAATATCTTTCGCTAACCATTCCGAGGTTAGTTCATGATAACCCTCGCGTTCGCGTTAGCACTGCCCGGCCGGTCACCCAAAGAATGACCGCAATCGGGCTTGAGCATGGTCTAAACCGATGGGCCCGTGACACCAACGTCCGTACGCCTTTGATGTTGGCCGCATACGACATGCTGTTGAACTTCGGTGTGATACTTACAACGGAAGAGGTGCAAGAGGGATACGACCCAAGTGACGTAACGGTGCCGCATTGGCCCGCGTGCTACCGAATATCTCCCAAGCGTTTTTTCGTGGATCCGTTGGCGTTGTCGTTTGATCAGGCAAGGTTCTGCGGACATACCTGGATCCGTGATCGTGAAGACTTGCTGGAGGAGGCAAGAGAAGACGACACCTGGAACGCAGAGTTTATTGAGTCGATTGGCGCCGACGTAGATGTCAGCAACTACCGTGAGTCATACGGGGCAAAGTCCACGGCAGTTTATCGAGACGAAATTGTTGGCTACGAGGTATGGGTTCCGGAGGTGCAGTACGACCCGGACCTCGGCCCGATGCAAGGATTCAACGGAACAATCTACACGGTATCAATGGCCCAGGGCAGCGGAGACGACGAGGACAAGGTTGAGTATCTAAGGGAGCCGCGCCCTTATTACGGCCCACCTTCGGGTCCGTACACAATGTTCGGCGCATATTCTGTGCCGGACAATGCTTTCCCGCTTTCTCCATTGGTGGCTGTGTCTAGCCAGTCGGATGACTTGAATGAACACGTTATTGCCGCCCGTCGCGCTGCTGCGCAGTACAAACGAATGGTATTCGTGGACGCCAAGAACAAGAAGCTCGCCCAGGACGTTGCCTCATCCCCCGACAACTACGTCCTCCCGGTCGAAAACTTACAGTCCGACAGTATTGTTCCCGTTGAACTGGGCGGTATCACCCAGCAGATGATCAACTACATCCAGGTGGCACGGGACCGACTGGATAGAAACAGCGGAATCCAGGACGCCCAGCGAGGAGTCGTAACCGGTCAGGCGACCGCAACCGAGGTCCAGGTGGCCCAGGCGGCAGGCTCTACAAGGTTCGCGTACATCCGGCGGCAGTTCATTGATGCCGTGGACAACGTGATGAAAAAAGTTGCGTGGTTTATGTATCACGATGAGCGGGTTGCTTTTCCAATTGGAATTGAGGCTTCCGAGGCAATGGGATCACCTGAACCAATTTGGGTTGGTGGTTTGCAAAACGCAGTGACCGGCGAACGGTTTGCAGACTTGGAAATGGAAGTCGAAGCCTACTCAATGGAGCGGACCAACGAGGCCCTGATGCAGAAGAGGGCCTTGGAGACGTTACAAATCGTGACGCAGTCTGCGCCAATGATGTTGCAGATGCCGTTTGTGGACTGGGACTCGCTGCTTAAACTCGTTGGCGATTCGATGAACATGCCCGAACTTGGGCAACTGATTGACAAGCAAGGAATGCAGCAGTTTCTAATGGCGCAGCAACAGGCGCAGGCTGCGGAGGCGCAGATTGCAGAAGACGACACAAGCATAGTTATGGAGCAGGCTCGACAGAGCGTTGGAATGTAATGCCAATTTATGTATTTCACGACGACGAAGGCAACGAGTATGAGGTCTTTTTTAATGCTTCGGAAGTTCCGAGCATCGGGCAAACAATTGATGGCGACGGGAAAGTCTTAACTCGCGTTCCATCATTCATTCTGGACTCGGCAGGGATCGAAAGAAAAACACATAAGTACCCTTACGTTTCACGATCCCTGCCTCGTAATTTGGCAGGAGCAGAAAGCAACAACAAAGGACAGCCAATTATCCGATCACAATCGCATGAGCGGGATGTTGCCGCTCGGCATGATATGGAAAAAGAGTAGGGAGCCCAACAGGGTTAACCCCGGAGAAAAAAATGACCGACAATATCAATAACGAATCACTAGAAGCTACTGAGGCAATTGAGGCTACAGAGGCTACAGAAACCGCCGTCGATCCGAAGGCGAGAGCGATGCCATTGCCCGAGGGTTTGGAAACCAGCGGCGCAAAGGGCGATGAGAATGTATTGAATACCCTTCTGGGTATTGAGGTCGAAAAAACCCAACCCGAGCCCGAGGCCGAGACGGAAGTCGAAGAGGTCGAGGAGGAGGAGGTTGAGACCGAAGAAGAAGAGTCTTCACCCGAACCGGCAGAGGAAAACCGAGGCGAAGACTACGAACGGGCACTGGCTGCCCTTCAACGTGACGGAACCCCCAGGCACTTGCTTGACGAAGAGTACGAAAGGAACCCCCAGCGATTTATCGAGTGGGGACTTAAGCGTGCCAAGGTTCAGGCTGACGGGGACCGTTTTTCGCAAGAGTTTGCCGAAATGAAGTCGAAGGTCGAGGCCACGCAACAGGCGGAAGGCGAGACAGAAAGCAATGGGGCTGACGTAAACAAAGCGTCGTCCACTGCTCAACCTGCATCTCCCGTTGACCTGGAAACGCAACGGTCGCAGATTGCTGACATCTTTGGCGAAGAGGCTGCAAACGCTGTACTTCAACCGATGGAACAAATGGCCCGGAGTTTCCACACGGTTATTGAACAGCAGAAAATGCAGATCCTCCAACTGTCTCAGATTGTTGAGCAGAAAGAATTGGCGTCTGTCCGATCAAGAATGCAGGAACGGTTCCCGCAGATGGCAGACGACAGCGCGTTCGAGAAAGTCAAGAACAAGGCAGTGGCACTGGTCCAAACCGGCCAGTACAAGTCTTACGACGACGTAATGCTCGACGCCGCAAGAATTACATTTGCTGAAGAAATCGAAGCGGTAAAGACTGCTGACAAGATTTCAAAGGCCAAGTCCGCAGGTCAGCCAAAGTCTCGAAGTAACGCCACAAAGGTGTCGAGACCAAAGTCGGTAATTGATCAGGACGAACAGGTCTTGGAATCATTGATGAGCGGAATGACCCCCGACGAGATTCAGAAGCAATTCAAGATTTGATTGGAGTGACTAATGGGTACTGCCCTTAGCAATTTCAACGACTTCATGAACCTGACCGGTCCCCGTTACCTGACGAGTGCCGAGCAGGTCGTCAATGAAGCCGTCGAGAACACCTACCTCCTGTCGCGGCTTCTCCGTGGCAAGGGTATGGACACCGTCATCCAAGGTGGTAGCACGATCCGTGACACCCTCATGCTCGATGACGCAAATACTTACGACCACTATCAGCCCAACGAGACGTTCACCTGGACCAATCCCGATGTGGCAACCAACCTTGAAATCGACTGGCGATTTTCCATTGACCACCTTGCGTGGACGGATGCCGAAGTCGAACTTCAGGTTGGTGATGGTCTCTCCCGCGACGCACAGAAGGTCGTTTACAAGCGGCTCAAGCGTCTCAAGGAGCAGCGTCTCTGGACCTCGATGATGAACGGAATGGAAAACGATCTGTTCCGTCTGCCCGCTGACAGCGGCGCAAACGACATGGAATCCTCGACCGGCAAGGTGCCGTACTCGATTCCGGCGTTTATCCATGAGGACAACAGTGGCGGCGCGCACTTTAACTTCAGTGCCGATACGCTTCAGGGCCTGGATATTAGTGAGGCGGGCAGCCGCTATCACAACCAGGTTTCCACCTACGACTTCGCCGATCCGGATGACAGCGATGGCGACCAGGATGGTCTGCTGGATTCGTTCGACGAAATGTTCCTCAAGGTTCAGTTTATTCCCCCGGCGATGAAGCAGGAATACTACGAGAACCCAACCCTTGCTCGTCAGTTTATTGCGTGTTCCCGCGCCGGCATCAATCTCTACAAGAAGATGCTGCGTGACGCCAACGACACCCTGGTCAACCGCCAGGATCCGGCGTACAACAACCCGCAGTACAGCGGCATCGACCTGATGTACGTCAGCAAGTTGGACACGGCCGCGATCTACAACGATGGATCCAGCAACGGCGTCGTCGAATCTTCGGCGGACAACGCTGGTCCGCGTTACTACTGGATCAACGGAACCTATCTCACGCCCGTGTATCACTCTCGTCGTTACTTCTTCAAGCACGAAGTCATGAAGCATCCCAACCAGCCCTTCACCTGCATCCAGCCGGTCGATTGCTGGTGGAATATGTTCTGTGCTTCGCGTCAGCGACAGGGTATTGTCGCTCCTGCGTGAGTAACTTTGATACTTTTTAACTCAGAACAGGAGTAAATGACAATGGCTCTGAGTATCCCTTTTCTTCCCCCCATCAGTAAGCCCGGCGGCGCACTTCATATGCCCGCTGTGTACTTCGATGATTTTATTACAGACTCTGTGTTTTCCGAAACGGCAGACAATGGGGACTACCTTGTCACCGTCGTTGACGCCGGAACGGACAATGGTGAGGTTGTTAAGATTGCAGATGACGCAATCGGTGGACAACTGACCATTACCACTAACGATGCGGACAATGACTCTGTAGAACTTCAGTTGAACGGTGAATCGTTTAAGGCGGAGGCCGAAAAGTCTCTGATCTTTGAAGCTCGAATCAAGGGAGCCGATGTTAGTGAGTTTGACTGGTTTGTCGGACTTTCAATTACTGACACTACGGTTCTTGCTGGCGTTTCTGATCGCATCGGATTTACCTCCCCGGACGCTACCGGAGATATCGACGCGGTTACGGAAAAAGACAGCACAGAAACTTTAACGGATACGACTAAGGATTTGGCGGACAACACGTTTGTCATCCTGCGGTTTGAAGTTGAAGGAACTTCTAAGGTTCGTTTCTACGTTGACAGTGCATTGGTTGCGACTCACACGACGAATATCCCAGATGACGAGGCTCTTACGCCTACGCTCTGCATTCGTAATGATGGTGCGGCCGCTAATACGCTTACTGTCGATTACGTCCTGGCTATCCAGGAACGGTGACCTATTTCCTCCCTGCGGTCTTCGGGCCGCAGGGGGGTTACCTCAATCGTGGCGAGTGGGTCCACGCATAATCAACCCACAGGCACAAGGAGTAAACCATGCCGAGCCCACATAGAACGCGAGAAATCGCACGACAAGAGTCCGGTCATAATCGTGTTGTTGCCCTGACGGGCGCAGCCACCTTGACGGACAACGATGGTGGAACATATTTCACTATTACGCAAGCGTCTGCATATGACATTACCCTGCCGACTATTTCGCAGTGCCGACCAGGTTGGTGGGCAGACTTCACGCTGTCAACGGCAGGAAGTAATGATGTCGATGTAGTTGCAGCGACTGCTGACGCCGACAAAATCTTCGGTCTGGAAAACTCAGACACGGCTACGTCAATCGACGCCGTAGACAAGGTTACGTTTGTTGCGTCGAATGCCGCAGTTGGTGACCATTTGCACATCTGGACGGATGGCACAAATTGGTACTGCCGACAGTCATCGGTCGCTGATGCTGGTGCAGGTAGTTCTGGCTGATAACCCATGACCTTAAATAAGGTTTAGATCGTAACACCTTTCCCCCACCTCCTCGTCCGCTAACGCGGGCGGGGAGACTTCCCCCAACCTGGAGTTTTTTAATGCCCAACGTATCTCTCTTCACAAAGTTTTCTTACACCGACGGGCGCGGCAACGTGTTCACCGACGGTAGCACCACGTCCGCAATTACTATTAGTGCCGCATCAGATGAAGTCTTTGATCGAACCTATTCGGTTACCGACACGACGATCAAAGAACTTTGGAACGACACCCTGATGGCGGACTTTGATTTTCTTTACATCATCAGCACGGTAGATGCCGAAATTCAACTGATGTGCAGCGAAGGCGGCACTCTTTCCTCGGGAAACATTCAGAATGCTTTCTGCCTGAAACTTCTTGCCGGTAAGCCGTTTTTCCTTTGCACCGACGATAGTCGGAACATGGGAAACATGAATGGGACATTCGATGAGACCAACCACGGAAATGAAATTGACACGTGGGAAACCAACTGGGTTGTTGATCAAATAGACCGAGTTGAGTATTACCAAAGCAGCGGCGGAAGCGGCCTTGTTCGTGTATTTGCGGTGACCTGATGCCAATTACAACTGCCGATCTTAAGAATCAAGTTCAGCATGCTCTTGGTGGTTCTCCCTCCGACCAAATCAGCGAGTTGTTGATTATCAACCAAGCCGGGCGACATATGTTCAGCCACGGTTGGAAGTTTCGTTCGAGACCCACGGTCAACCTTACCATCGTTGCGGGGACGGACTTTGTTTCACTGCCCGCAGATGTTGGGGCGATTATTTCGCTCCGGATGAAAGATGGTTTGAATGACAGTATTGAACTTACCAGTTACGACCATGTGTTAATGATTCGCAACGGCGATATCAGCACCGGGGCCCACTACTATGCGACCGTGGTGTGGCCCGCGCCCTACATCAATTCTTCGGGCACCGCACAGATGCCTCGGCTAGAACTGGCACCAAATCCAATTGGCACTGACACCATCGTGTTGGCTTATCGAGCCGGTTGGTCGGATTTGGATTTGGACACCGATATTGCCCAGGTCCCAGCCTTTGCCGAGGCCCTTCTTATCGCCTATGTCAGAGCTTTCGCTTTGGGATATGAGGAAGAGGGCATGGCGGTGCGGCTGGCCGAACTAGAGGCGTCCTCGCTGTTTGAGAGGGTAGCCGTACAGGATGGTTTGTTGCAGCCGAATTACGGTGAAATCAAGGGCGGAATGGTGAGTCGTAATCGTGAAGCAGGAAGGTTGCCATTTAACACGCTGCCAGACTCATGAATCAGTACGTTAATCCAAGAACTAAGTACGCTGTTATTTCTCCGCTAACAACGGGACTGGAGGAAAACGCCTTCACGTTGTCAACGGAAAATTCTTCGCGTCAACGTCAGGCGAAGTTGCGACAGTGGCATGGCGGCGTGTGTTGTGTAAAAAGTGGGTCCGTAGGCACATTTACCATCAGCGTGTTCGCGGTTATCAATTCCGTTGAGTATCAAGTTGATGAAGTAGTGCTAACGGCGGGACAGAGTGCAACGTGGACCTACGAAGAATATGGCCTGGACCTGGGGCCATCGGATTCAGTAAAGATGACGGTATCTCAAAGTGGAGCGCAGGGCAGCGACCGCGTGTATTTATTCATTAGAACGAGGGATGTTGCCTGATGCCAGTTTCTCGCAAGCAAGACGTAAACCTTCCGTTCCCGACCAGTGGGGTCTGGGAGTCTCGGCCATACGACCAGCAACCACAAAAAACAACGGTCGATGCCAAGAACGTACTGTCTTATGACCTAGACGAAGATCGGCAACGTGGCGGTCGCAGGCAGGGCATGTCCAAGGCTACGGAGGGCAATGCGTTGCCCGCGAGAATCCAGTTGCTTGAATCTATTCCTGTAAGTAATGACGCGGTGGGATATCCGGGCGGAACGATCCAGTACGGGGCAAGCAGTGAGAGCGGCGTGCCAGACGGTACGCCCGCAAACTTGTCCCAGTGCGCGATTGACCCAAACCAGGATGGCGACACATCAGACGCTCTCGGTAAGGAAACCCCGCTAGGTCTCACGATTGGTGGCACAGACTACCCGCTGACCGTATTTGAGTTAACCGACCGAAACCCCAAGGGGTCGGATCAAGGTAAACGGACTTTGTCGCATGACATAGATCCGATCCTAGTTAATTTCCCAAGCTCAGATTCAGACGAAACCTATGGGCCTTTGCAAACTGGACCATACGGCAACTCTTGCGGGTGGCATGTCAAATCAAAAGACGGAAAGGACGGGGTGGTGTATTTCCGAGCCCCGTTTGACAAGTCTGGATTTGAGGGGGATAAGGAACGAAACCGCAATCCCAGTAAGTTCTTGGCAAGCCGGAACGATGTGCCGTTTAATTTTTTCGGTACTAATGTAGTGGGCAGTAATGGCCAAAACGATATTACGCAGGATCTTGATAGCACGAACCGATGTCAGGTTGCAAGCATTGCGTTGCCATTTACATCCGAAAACGAAAACGCCTTCCGCAGCGATATTTCTAAGAACTGGGCTGCTGCGGTAAACATCAAGACACCTTGCAGTGACCAGTATGGGAACAATTTAGTAAGCACATATTGGAACAGTTCTACCCAGCAGAGATTAACGATATCGGCTGACAATCTAAGCTTCCAAATAAGGAATCAAGGCTGGAGTCGCGCTTACCGGTACGGAATGGTGTTTGCTGTTCGTCCCGCAAGCCTGTCCGTTGGCGGGGGCAGCCAGTTGGACAATCCAAATACCCAACGATATTTATTTGTTGGATTTCAGCAAAACCCCGGATCTAACAACAACACTGGAGAGGGCGACAACCAGGTTTCTTCGTATCCAGAACTAGTTATTGGCAAATGCGGCACTGGGGGCAATAATTTTAAGTTGTTTGAACCAAAGCTATGTTCCGTAGAAGGCACAGAGTTCAAGCACGCCGAGTGGCACGAACTTCAAGTCCGATACCTCGGAGGCATTCTTGAGTTGTTTGTCGATGGAAAGTTGGCGACGATAGGTACGAACGACTCCGCTCAGACTACGCAACTAGACCTACAAGACTATCTTGGAGCGGAAACGGGCACTACATTTGAAACCACCAGAACGCATTCTGGCTTGGTGTTTTTTGTATCTAACCACACGCCTCTAAGTTTGTGTTCCTCAACGGTCGAACCCTCGCAGCAATTCGTCCCTGGTGACTTCGTTGATAACTGGAAAGCCGTTCAAGGCACTGCGGCAAATAACCCATCCAATGGCCACCTGAGTGGTCAGGTTGACTACTCCGGCAACGATACCTTGTATGCAAGACCCGGAAATACAACCGCAAGTTTTCCAAATGTAAACTTACCTTTATTCGGCTTGACTACAAAAAACTCCGATAGAGACCCCGCAGCGGGGGTAAGTTACACCTTCATTAATACCCAAAATACATTCGCAATGACGTATGAAAACCATCCATCTGCTACTAAACAGAACGATTTTCGTATTGTTTTCAACGACAGCGGAGCGCCTTCTGAGTATGAGGGCAACGCCTGTTTGTCGGTTTCATACCCTGCGGAAACGACAAACGGAGATGCAACGAGCGGTTACTACCACAACAATCAAATGTGGCTCCGTGGTGCAGACCTGAGCCACAGGGCAGAGTGGGGTGCGGACTTTCGTCGAGACTTTAACGAGGCATATTTTCACGACTTCCGATTCCAAACCATTGACACCGCCGACCCGTCATCAAGAAATGTGATTGCGGTAAGCGGGGGCAAGGTATTCAATAGCATAAACGGCGGAAATTCATTTGATGAAAGTTTGTTCTTAGAAGATGCGTCTGGAAACCCAAATACGACACTGGTGCAGGGTGTAGAGTTTTTCAGCAACTTCTACATGGTTGATGGTACGAAATATTTGGTACTGAACACCGCAAACAACACGGTTTCGGACTGGTCGGCATTGTGTGTAGATGCGGACAACACATCTACTTCACTTATTCCGGGTGGTTTTAACAGTGACACGGAAACCCCGAAATGCACACTTATATCAAAGCATATGGGCCGCATCGTGCTGTCGGGCCTTTCTTCGTTTCCCAACAACTGGTTCATGAGCGGACGCTACACCAACGACACATCTGCAAGCGTCGGTCCAAACGACTGGGACATTACAGAAAACGGTGACGCTGTTTCGGGAACTTCTACGAATGTTTCTGAAATCGGAGAGCCCATCACATCGTTGTTTGAGTTTAGAGAAAACAGCCTAGTCTTCGGATGTCAGAACAGCATTTTCTTGCTGACTGGGGATCCTGGCGAAACCAATTCGTCTTCCAGCATTCAAACAATTAGTCGAGACATTGGGATCGTTGGCAGCAGGGCCTGGGCTCACGGACCCAATCGTAGCCTGTATTTCTTCGGCAGTAACGGACTCTACTACCTTGCACCAAACCAATTCAACGTAAGCCAAACCAATCGCATTTCCGTTGGCCGCTTGGATCGTGAGTTCGCATCTATTGACCTTTCGGCCTTTAACGTGATTCTCGCCTACGACTACTTCCTCTATGGCTTGCACATTTTCATGTCCCCGAAAGCGCAGCCTGCAATAAATAGTCCTGTCCGACATTACTTTTATGACGAGCGGTCCAGTGCCCTGTGGCCGATGGAGTACCCGAACACCCACGGCCCGACGGCCTGTACCTACTACCCCAGTACGGACCCCGACAAACGTCGCATCCTAATGGGCGGATTCGACGGGCATCTCAGGTTCTTTAACAAGGACGCCGTTGATGACGACGGGGTGGCTATCGACAACTTTGTATGGATTGGTCCGTTTGAAGTCGGCAGGGTCACTGAGGCAAAGGTGATGCGAATTGCCTCGGTACTTGACGCACAGTCGCCAGGGTTAAACTGGGAAATCCATGCCGGAGACACGGCGGAGGAGGCAAAGTTATCTCCGGCTTTGGCTACGGGATCTTGGAACGGCGGCCGAAATAATTGGAAACACGTTCGCGTTCGCGGACAAAACATATTCGTCAAACTCTATAACAACGCAGCGGTCAAGCCTTGGTCGCTTGAAAACATAACGGCAACCCTAGCCGTCGCTGGACGGGCCCGAGAAAGGTCAAACTGATGGGATTTTTTAGCAGCCAAATTACCGCGCCAAACATTAACTACTACGCCGTACCGTATTTGTCTCAAGTTGCAAGAGCAAACTTTGAGGGACAGGTTCAGGCTTTTCAAACGTACATGGATCAGTTAACAGATCAGTACGACGAGTACCAGAAAATGGCAGAGGCTACCATCGCGGGCCTTAAAGATTCTGCGGATGCGGCGTATAGATCGGCCAAATCTCGAATTGATAGAGATCAATCAGACTTAAACACTCGTGCCGACGAGGCCAAGGTTCGGACAACTGCCGACGCAAGGTTCCGTGGTCTGGGGGCAACTACCACGGTAAACCAACTGCAAGACAGAGTTGAAGATCAACGTCAAGAAGGTCTGGAATCACTGGGCCAAAGACGTTTGGACTTGGCCGCAAAGAAAGAAGAAATGGACCGTGCTATCGAGGCCCAGGCGTTCGCTATCCGAGAGCGGGTAAATCAAAGCGAGCCAATTATGCTTAACCCTGGACCCCAGATGCAGACTGCTTATTTGCAACAACTGTATGACATTGGGGTTGCCGGACAGAACCGAGACGTTGTCGTTGGCGAGGAGGGTGGATTTGGCGGACTGTTGCTTAGTGGATTAGGTGCTGGTG